TTGCTTTCATTTTTTCATTATTTTCACAATTTACAAATTTTGAATGTCCAAATCTCGAGCGTGGTGTTTTACTTTAAACAATTTTACTGAGAATGAAGTCCAATCAATCACTGATGCAATTACAACTGGATGCCAATTTGGCGTCTTTCAACGAGAAATGGGTGAGCAGGGTACCCCCCATTTGCAAGGATACGTATACTTCAGAAACCAAGTCCGCCTGTCTACGCTCCGATCACTTTTATCCCCTCGAGGCCATTACGAGAGGAGTCGTGGTTCCTCCCAAGACAACATTCTGTACTGCACCAAGGATGACACCCGAATTCCTGGGACCACTCCAGTCTCAATCGGAGAACCCCCTGCACAGGGAAGACGCTCAGATTTGGAGCCCGCCTTCGCAGATGTCTTGGAGCGAAAGCGAATGCGAGACATTGCTATTGCCCACCCCGAAGTGTTTGTTAAATTCCACCGCGGCCTTGAAGCCCTTGCTGTCCACTGTACTCCCGTCCGAACTTGGAAAACGGAAGTCTATTGGTTTTATGGACCTACAGGATCTGGAAAGTCCCGCAGAGCCTTTGAATTATCGCCAGATGCTTACTTCAAAATGGGAGGAAACACTTGGTGGGATGGGTACGACCAGCACGAAGATGTTATCATCGACGATTATCGATGCGATTTGTGCAAATTTGCTTACTTGCTCCGCCTTTTGGACCGATACCCCTTTAGAGTCGAGATTAAGGGCGGAACTGCTGTCTTCTGCTCTAAACGAATATTTATCACTGCACCTCAGCATCCTGCAATCATGTGGGCAACAAGATCTGCAGAAGATATCGGACAATTGCTTCGACGGGTCGAGCATATCATCCAATTCCCTCAACTCGGAACTGAGTTACCCGAGTTATTGAGTGATGGACCACCGGCTTTTGAGCCAATTGAGCCAGAATCACTTCCTTTTGGAGAAGATTTTACTGATGCTGATTTTGAAACCTTAATTAATCAATTGTTTTAAATCATAAAATCTTGTGTTTTCACAATTAAAATGCCGTTTGGTATAAAATACCGTTATAATTTAAGAAACCAAACTGCACTCTACAGATCACGTTTCGCCCGTCCTGCACGTACAATTCAAACTGCATTCCGAAGATTGCAGCTTAGAAGAAAAAGAGTTGTCCGTAAATATATTAAACGTCGGTTTTACGGAAGAAATCCTCGTTATCATTAAGTAGTTTATGCTTCCAAGACTTGGAACATTTGAACGCGCATCTATTGACTCTCGTGGATATTTACAAATTAATCCAGACGGTTCAATGTCACAATATACTATGCCCGGCAATGAAGCCGCGTATGAAACACCACAGGCAAATCGCGGTAATTTACGCGGTTCTCGTAGGCGTCGTTTGGGTGGAATGTCCCAAAAAGCCTTAGAAAATAAGTCTTCTACCAGTCATATTTTTGGTCGTTTGCATAAGCCACGCAAAACAGATTTTCTGTTGGATGCACATTTTGTTGATAATATTGATTGTTTGTATTCTGCTCAGACAGTTAAAGTTTATCATACAGGTTCTCCTGGTGATTATGAGGGTAATTTTAATAATGCCATGAATTATGTTAATAATAACGGTTCTCTTACGAACCAATCGATGACATTTGGGTTATTGCCCATGGTGACGCAATTGAGATTGCGGTTTAGTAATGCTTATACTGGGGCTGTTAAGATAGCCATTTATACATTGGTTCCTCGGGAGGATATGATCACTGGTGCTGATCCTTTGTCTATGTGGGGTCAAGTTATTGCTTCTGATCAAGAGAATAATGCCAATGTTGAGCCCGCGGATTTATATTCTACTCCGTTTATGTCGAACAAATTAACTTGTCGTTATAAGATTTTGAAGACTACTCGCTTTACTATGATGGGTGGTACTTATCATGAGCATGTTATGAGAATGTGTCGGAAATATCCTGTCAAAAAGGATTATATTTTTGATGTTGCCACCACAATTAAGAAGAAATTATCAGTATTTACTATGATCACAATTCATGGACTCCCTGGACATGATCTTACAACAACTACTCTTGTTGGTACCAACAAGGCTGGCGTTGATATTATTGGGACTACTTCTTATCGTTATAGGATGGATAGGACATTCACGCGCCGCCACTTTACTTCATTTGCTCTCGGAACTACACCAGCAAATATGGTTATTGCAACAGACGTAACTGTACAAAACGACGATCAAATCGTATAGAACATTGGTTAACACCGCGGATTAGATTATAGAGAATAGAGGGTCCGAGCTGTTTGACGCGGGCGAAGCCCGTGCAAACACGACCGCCCGGGCACGTATACGGGAATTGTATTTTATTTATTATTTTTGTAACTTAAAAATACGTATATTTTATACTGGTAACCCTTTTTTTTTCAGCCGCACCCCTTTCATCTTGACTTCTGAAATAAAGTTCTTTAGATGTTTTTTTATATGGTAGGAATAAAAAAGTGCAGTGCAAACAGTATTACCACTGCACTTTTGAGCCAAAAACATTTGAGCCAAATATTTTTTGCTTTCATTTTTTCATTATTTTCACAATTTACAAATTTTGAATGTCCAAATCT